ACTTTAATTGTTTGAGATTGTGCTATGTCTAAATTCCAAAATGTTGCTAAACATAGAGCGATCCCAACTCGCCAGCACCTTGCGAGCAATCCGCTTGTGCGGCTCGCATTTTTGGCTTTAGGCCAAATGCTAAGGCTAGAGCCTATCATGGGCAGTGAAATCATTTACAAGGCACCTTCCTGATTATCTCAATATGTGGACAGTGATTTACATCACATATATCTTGCAACTGTATCTGTAATCATCTTCTTCAAGCCATGTGTCAGCGTAACCATTTGTTACATTAGCATCAGACATGTGTGGCATTCCTTTCCTTCAAACTGCCAGGAACCGCATTGTGTGCAGCGATTAACTTTAGCATCATCTGTTATTTGTTCAGCCAGGTTCTTGGTGCCTATTGCTCCACAATCTCGGCATTGATACACGCCAAACCCTTCAGGAACATCAATATTAAGCCAGATAAACTCAGTCTTGCGAGCGCATCCGTTACATTTAAACTTCAAAATGGAAGTCATCAAGAGGGATTCTCCAACCCGCAATAGATTCATCAAAGTAATCGTCATCATGGTAAATATGAGGTAAGGCATAACCAAACACAAAAACTTGAGAAAACTTTTCCATGTCCAAGCATTTGGTGGCAACCAATATCTTCTCAAGGTCCTTTTCCCAAAATGGTATTGCGTTGTTGGTCCTGACTGACCTGACTTCAGTGTTTGAGCCAATGTCTGGTAAATCTTTTCGATTCCAATGCTCACTGTTTGGATAGAACGGAACATTCCAGGATAGTTTAAATAGTTTGGCTGCTGCCCATTCACATACATTGGCCCTTATATTGGCCAGTAATTCGTGTTCTAATTTGCCTTGAGCCTTACCTTCAGCGTAATTAGGCCTATCAATAGAATCCCATTTAGCCAGGTATCTTTCAGTTGCAAGTTGAATACAAACACGAACTTCATCCTTGGTTAAATCAACAATCATGATTTACCTGCCCAACCATCACCTTTAAAATGGATTGGAACTGCTGACCAGAGGCGCACAAGTTTCCCCATGCATCCAGCACACTTGGGCACCTGCTGATCAACTGCTAACACGAGTTCCACTTGCGTCATGCAAAACTCGCATTTAAAATCATATCTGGGTGTCATCTATTTGGCAACAAGTTACGCAACGGCCATCAGATAAAATTCGGTCATCACCGCAAAATTCGCATTTGATAACTGATGCAACCAAGTGCGGTCCATCATCATCAATTTGAACTTGCATACCTTTACCGTTTATGAATGCTATGTATCCCATTATTCACCCCCTGCAAAATACCAATTGCCGTTAGCGGTCATCTTGGCCCAAACTGCATGATCTTTATTTGAACCTTTACAAACATATCCATAATAAGGCTTGCCGCCTTTACTGACGCCTTGTTTTAAAATCATGCCATGTTCGCACTCAGGCGGCGGATTAGGTGTTGAACTGCCTATTGCATCAACAACATCTCCAACACTCCAGGCAACTGGTTCTGGATTGACTGCCTTCTTAACATCTTCATCAAAAGATGATCTTAAGGCTTGTTCAACCATTGCTGATCTGGAATTTGGTGGACTGTAAACCCTTTTAGTTTCAGTTACCTTATTAACCTTAGCCATTTCTTCACGCGAGGCCAAATGCTTCTTTGTGCCAATGTTTGCAAATTTTGCAGCAATGCCAACGGCACTTGTTTCACAATTTTCAAGGGCAAAATCACGATTAACACCGCGATCGCTAATAACTTCTTGAGCGTGCCCAGTCGAGAACGGCTGCTGGTCGGTTGCGTTTTTATATAATTTAGCAACAACAATGAATCGAGTGTTTGAGGCCTCGATAACCTCTGTTCGTATCGCTCCATCTTTATACCTTTCCCAAAATTCCGCAATCCTTTCCTGGACTGTGGTGTATTCGTCTAAATTAAATGCCATCTTGCTCTCCCTTCATCTCCCTCAGTATTTGGTGATAAATCAAACCGTAACCCAAAAGGTCCTTTAATGAATCTTCATGGTCGCTGGTTTGACTGAGCCTTGATACTTTAACGAGCAACATTGCCATTGCGACTTGCTCAGGCGAAATGTAAGTGTCGAAGTAACCCGACCACAATTCGGAAATTCGACGGTGATTGAGTGCCGCATTACCATAGATAGCACCTCGATCTGATAATGTGATTCGCACTTCATCAAACAACTCATCAGTTTTTTTCATAGTCAAAAACCGCCCTTGACTTCATGCGTTGTAGTTTTTGCTGATGCTCTAAACTGGCCTTCCAACCACTTGATCTGCCAGCCCAGTAGCCCGCTTGATAGGCTTGATTTCTAATGTATTCAAAAATTGCCCAACCAATCATTACACCAAAAAAACTTCCTACAAATATATAAAACAATTGCTCTTTCATCTTGTTGCCCACTCCCTTAATCTGCTAGGCAAGACGGCAGGCTCTCTACCATCAATTACTGTATACCTGGCACCTGACGGATGGATTGATGGTGCAGTTGCAACATAACCCTTCCATTTAATGTCAATGCCATCAGTCAACTTACCTCTGTAAACATCAGTTGCTTCAGCCTTGTAATACAAATGCAAACCATCACCAGTTTGGACCGTATAGGTTGGCTCAAAGATTGCAGACAATTCACCGCCATTGCGGTAATCAATGTCAAAAACAACTAATCCAGATTGATAACATGCAATACCTAAATTGATATTGGCATCATAATCAAACCAAAAATTGATTAGTTTTTTGTCAGTGGTTGCTGATAAAAATGCCCTCTGACAAATGTCAAAGTGCGGTTCTTTACTTTTAGGTAATAACGGCATAACTGACCAGCCACGATCGGCCAAGTCAATTGCTGCCTGCCTTGTATCTGTTGTTTGTAACATGTTGCTCCCTATCTGCAAGTCCGTCGCTTGCTGATGGGTTAAGGATTGCAGTTGTCAATCACCTGCACAATAAATTTATCGGCGTGTTTTATAACGATTAGATAACGAATAAATCCTCAAAATCGTCGATATGGTCATCAATCGTGCGAGGCTGATAATCGGTTTCACGCCCCATAAGACCTTTTATTGTATCGGAATGAACCGTCATGATTAACTGGTATTAACTCAACCTGGTGCCCTGCCTTGCCAAAACTGAGAACTACGAATCCCATATTCCAATCGCCTGACGCATATTTCAAATAACTGGCTTTGTTCTTTTGATCCATTAGGTGCCCTGCCTCAATACCCCAAATCGTCGAATAACGGCCGTTTAAGCCAGTTTGGTGTCGAACTGCACCCTGCCTATGGCTATGCCCACAAACGGTGTTTAAATTCCATTTTTTGGCCAAATTAAGGCCAGTTATACCAGCATGCTTAGACATGTTGCCTTCGTCGCCATGGGCCAAAAACCAGTTCTTTTCAAATTGGTAGCCTCTTCGGTGGAATCGAATGCCCAATGAACTAAAATCCATAAATCGTTCATAGGTTAACTCTGGTAATCCAATAAGGCTAGGTGCGCCTTTTAACAATGTTGTATATAAGCGGTCAGTGTGATTTGACCTAACAATGTCAGTAGTTCCAAGATCGAACAAAATGTCCTGGGCCATTGCGCGTTCTTCATGCAAGGTTTCGGCAAACTCTGTTTTGGTTCCTTTTACCCAACGCGACTGACTGGTGAAATCTAATTCATCTCCAGTATTTAAAACAAAATCAAACTTTTCATGCTTGGCCATCTTGATTAAATTCGACACGGCCTTGGGATGGTGTAGTGGAATCTGAAGGTCTGGAACCACTAGATAACGGCGGTTGGCTTTAATCTTCTTCCTCGTCTGGAGTTGGGATACTAGGGATGATCCCGCCATCTCCGACAATCCAGTCTGGCATTGAATCAGGGCTATCCATCAAATAAAGTGCAACTGATTCTGAAAATCCAGCCTTTCGTGCAGCCTTGAACATTTCGTGTTTGCAAATATACCACTGATCAAGTTTAGTCAATGGCTCTGGAGTGCGGCGAACGCGCCGACGATTGACCTTAGTCCGTTTGTGTGATTTCCGTGTGTTCGCCATGTTTTAATTATGACTTACTAATAATTGTAAATAAATCATCAACACGCTGTTCTAAACGATTTAACTGATCCTTCATGGAAGAACCACCATTTGGTCTAAGTTCGTTTAACCAGCCTTTAACCAGGAATCTCAAACCAATAAACACGGTTGTTAGCACGGCGCAAACGCCAGCGCCAAATGAAGCCCATTCTGTCGGTGTCATTTTTCATTCGCACCAATGCCATAAGCGGATTCAGACTTATCTAATGCCCTGGCTGCTGGACCAGCGAATGCAGCAATTGCCACGGATAGAACTGGGTCAAGTCCAAGTTCATTACTTGCCAAGAACGTTAAGAATGAAACAAGAACTCCACGGAAGTAAGATTTTAAAATTGCCTTTTGTTTTTTTGTTAGTTTCATTCGTTGCCTTTCAGTAGTGGGATATCAAACGGTATTGAGTTATTGTCTTGATCTTTTTTAAAACTGATATGCAGATGATGCGTATGCTTAGATGCACCTTTATATTTTCTCCAACGCCATCCTAGAACTGAAGATGCAATACGGCCATTGAAAATCACATAAGAAATTCGGCCGTGCTTCTTCCCGTATAATCGCACTTGATCTGCCAGATATTCTGGAATCCTTTTGTCGTCAGATAACCGAGCAGTAATATCGATTGCCCTAACGCATCCTGTTTTTGGGTCTGGGTTATGATCTGATTTGGGTGCGCGTGATAAGTGTGCCAAAGAAGCCACCCATCCATCACTTTTAGTATTCCTGTCGGGGTAGCAGTCATCAACTTGTTTTCTAAATTGAGCAGCCGCTTTACTTAACCAAGGCTTCATTAGCCAAGTATTAATTTTGCTTCGTTAGCAGTTAAACCTAGACGATCAAGAATTGCTTGGCGTTGTGCTTCTTTTGCTTCGGCTTCGGCTTTCGCTGCTGCTGCATTTGCAGCATCTAATTCCATTTGAGCAATTTCTTCAGCGGTTGCATCTCTGACAATTTCCTCACCAGTAGTGCAATCAACTTCTTTAATTTGTGGTTTATTTGTTTTAGGCATTATGAAACTCCATATACTGTGTAGGTTCCCGCTGACCAATTAACGCCATCTCCGTTAAAAATAACTAAACTAGTTACAGCATTAGTATCATTGTTTCTTCCAAAAGAAAAAGTACTCCTACCTGCAGTTGCTCCTGCATGGGTCATTCTGATCATTTTATATCCTGTTAATGTATAATTTGGAATTTCAAAAAAAGTCATTTCATCAGCATCGCTTGTCGCATCTGCGCGATTATAAAATCCAGCAAAAGTGTTGGTGTACCAAGTTGTGCTGTCAAGCCAGTTATGAAAAACTCTATAGGAGTTTGCAGTTGTTACATTGTTTGGCCTAAAACCTGTCGATCCAAAATTTGCGCTTTGTGCATTTTGCACAACGGCATATAAATGCTTATATGACTGACTGATATTACTTATGGTTACAGTTGAAACACCATTTATACTTCCTGTTGCTAGTTGTACGATACCACCAGCAGCAGCAGGTGTTGCCCAACTTGGCACTCCACCTGCAACAGTAAGCACCTGACCTGTGCTACCAATTCCAAGTCTAGTGTTTGTGTTAGCAGTTGATGAACGATATTCAATATCACCAAGAGTTGTTGATGGGTTTAGATTTTTGGTAGTTGTATCAAT